GGAAAACATAAAGAGTATAAGGGCTTTAAGTTATTCATTAAAAGATACGCACACACAGGGATAATATACTCATACAGTAAACCCTCACGTCCTGTAGAATCTGATTTTTTATCTATTCCCCCCGTAAATACTGACATTCCAGGGGGCACGAGCTACCCACCCACCCACCACTTATTCTTTTTTTTTGCTATCCCCCCAAAAAATACCTTGCTTTTTACAGCCAGGGGCGTAGCCCACCCACCCAATCCCTATTTCTTTTTTTATATCCCCCCCCCAACATTCCAGGGATCTAATAAGAACACACAAATTAAGGTGTTTGCTTTTCTTGATTAATTTGATATTATTAATACATGGCATGTGCCATATAAACTAAACAACGAGGTAAATTATGAAACCAATAAGAGTAGTAGAAATGGACTTTCAACTTAATCAGATACAGTCAAGGTTTAACAACCGTTCTGAGAAGGTTGAGTTCATGTATAACAAAGACCTTCAAGCTAGGGTTGAGCGTGTTCTTCCAGAGTTCAAAAAAGCACTTGGACTTGATGAAGATATCAAGGCGTTAGAGCAAGAAAGAACAAAACATCTTGACTTGATACACGGACACACAAGACAGGTTGAAGATTCTGAAACAGCACTTAGGGAAAAAGTCAAAAAGCTAGAGAGCAAAATCAACAGCTATAGGACTGAGAATGAGCTGTCTAGTATGGGTATCTATGATATAGAAATAGAGACTTCACGCTATAGAGATAGTGAGCCCTATTCACCTAGTCTTCACAGGGTTGATGAATGGTGTATTTCAGTTTGTCAAGCTATACAAAAAGCAAAAGACAAAGAGACAGGCAACGAGTTAGCTATACAAATAGAACATATACGCGAACTCAAAGAACTTGCAAAATCATATCTTTATGAAGGAAATGACTTATCAGGTGCCTGTGAGAAAATAGAAGCTTGTTACCAAAGGGCAGGTATCAGGACTATTAACAGCGTATCAGATGTACCCATGTTAGCAATCGGCAATGAATCAGATTCAGCTTAGCCGATAAGCTAAAACAAAAATCATTTTTTTAATGATTCCCCCCTAACATTATGAGTGCTTAGGGGGTTTGCACGGCACCCACACCACCCACCCTCAAAAGAAAACAAGATCCATTTTTTTTTTACATTCCCCCCAGGATATTCCAGGGCTCAGGCTGTGCGCCGCACCCACTACCACCCACCCGTTTATTTTTTTTATTACCCCCCCCCTAAACTCCATGCGATCATAGATAGGGGCAAACAACAATATTGATTAAGTTGACATACTTGCTTAAGTTGATAATATGAATGTATGCAATTAAGCATAAATTATATTAGAGGTAAATTATGAGTACAGTATATAAATCAGGTTCCATTGCCATTGCTGACTATCCTAAGGATAGGATTGAATTTCAATGGCGTGGCTTACAATGTTTCCTACTTTCATGCAGTAGTGATAATTCTACATGGTCATATAATGAGAATACAGAAAGCTATGACTTAGAAGACGTTAACTTTATGTTTACAGTTATCATCAACGGCATAAGATGGGAAGTAAATGACATTGAGCTACAGTTACACGAAAGCACTATAGAAAAAGAAGAAGTACTTAAACATATCGAAGAATCATTGGACGACAATGACGAGGATATACTAGGTATAGAATAAACTAAACAGGGGGCGAAAGCCCCCAGGATTAAAACAATGAGAACTAAACACATAAGAAGACAACAAGACACAGACACAGTAGACACAGCATTGAGCATGGACAGGAAACAACTACCTGACTTCCTAAATGTTAACTGTGCATACAAAGTATACGTTAAGTATGAAGACGGTGGCACAGGTTGTAAGACAATACCACCAATGACAGAAAACCAATTGTACCAGCACATGCGAGATGAGTACCCTGAAGCGTTTGTATACAGGGTTGTACACTTAAGATAATAATATCTCTAGCTAGGACATGGACGTTCTACGCTAGGGGTACGCCCCCCTTTTTATTTTATGTGAGGAGAGAGTAGAGCCATACACACAGCGGTGGGGAAAAAAAGATCCGAGGACTAACACAACATATTGGGAAATATTTAAAAAAAAACACAAATTATTGTACTTTCTTAAAAAAAATGTGCATACTCAGAAGTGGATAACTGTCTCTAAATTCAAATGAACTATGAACAACAACTTACTGAGGCACTCCTAGTCCAAGAATCTCGCCACGAAAACAATAAGTTAAACTACTACGAACCATACAAGTTCCAAAAGAGATTCCACGCAGACGGGGCAAGTGCTAACCAAAGACTATTGATGGCTGCGAACAGGGTAGGAAAATCCTACGTAGGAGCTATGGAAATGTCCATACATCTAACGGGACAATACCCCGAATGGTGGGCTGGAAAAAAATTTAAAGACCCCATAAGAGCATGGGTATGTGGCGCGAGTAACGAAACCACTAGAGATATATGCCAAAGAGAATTATTTGGGCAACCCGATAACCCAAGAGATAAAGGGAAAGGATCAATTCCTAAACATCTTATTGGTGAAACAACAAGAAAACCTGGGGTACCGAACGCTCACTCCTCAGTTCTTGTAAAACACGTATCAGGTGGGTGGTCGCGTGTTGCCTTTAAAGCTTACGAAATGGGTGCTGAAAAATTTATGGGGGAAAGTATCGACCTAGTATGGCTCGACGAGGAACCACCACAAGATATCTATTCACAATGTATTACCAGGACTCTTGATAGACGAGGACAGGTCTATATGACCTTTACCCCTGAATCAGGAGTTACAGAGGTTGTACAGAATTTTACGAGTGATCTAAAGCTAGGACAAGCATTGATTACGGCAGGTTGGGAAGATGCAGACCATCTAACTGACGACATGAAAGAGCAGATTTTACAAGCCTTACCACCACATGAGCGAGATATGAGGTCAAAAGGTATACCGATGATAGGTTCAGGACTCGTGTTTCCTATAGATGAGGATAACCTTACTTGTGAGCCTTTTACGATACCACCTCACTTTCCACGCATTGCAGGACTCGATTTTGGATATGACCATCCGACTGCAGTAGTTTGGTTAGCATGGGATAGGGATAAGGATATTTTATACGTTTATGATTGCTATAAGATGAGCAAACAAATACCGAGTTATCATGCAAGTCATATCAATGAACGGGAAGGTAGTGATTATATACCAATAGTTTGGCCCCATGACGGATATCAACACGACAAAGGTTCAGGTATCACTCTAGCTGAACAATATCGTGATGCTTACGTCAATATGCTGCCTTTCCACTTTGAAAACCCACCTGCACTAGGTGAGAAAAAAGGTGGCAATAGTGTAGAAGCAGGGCTTATGGAGATGCTCGATAGGATGGAGCATGGAAGATTTAAAGTATTCAATACCCTTTATGACTGGTTTGAGGAGTATCGTATGTATCATCGTAAAGATGGAAAACTGGTCAAACTCAAAGATGATCTCATGTCTGCAACACGTTATGGAGCTATGAGTCTCAGACATTCAACAACACAAAATTCAAGATGGAATACAAAAGGCACACTAGGTCCTGATGTAGCCATCGTTTAGGAGATACCATGGCAGCACCATTATTAGGATTAGCAAGATTACTTGGTAATAAAAAATTAAAAAAAGCAGCTAAAGAAGCAGGGCAAACTCTAGGTGGTATAGGTCTAGGTACAGCAGGACTCTATGGAGCTTCAGAAATTATTGGTAAAGATATGGAGAAAAAAGCTCGTAAAAAGCTTATGAAAGAAGGTGGTTCAGCAGCTAGAAAATTTAAGGAAAGATACGGAAAATAAATGGCAAAAATGACCAATGATGAACTTGCATCGAAACTAAGCAACGAAATAGATTCTGCTACAGGCAACTTCAATACAGAACTCTCTGAACAAAGAGAGCAATCTATGAAGTATTATCTTGGTGAGCCTTTTGGCAACGAGATAGAAGGCAGGTCAGAAATCGTTACAACTGATGTAAGAGATACTATCGAATACATAATGCCATCATTGATGCGTATATTTACGACTCATAACAATGTTGCAGAGTTTGAACCAGAAGGCCCTGAAGATGTCGAAATGGCACAACAGGCAACCGATTATGTTAATTATGTATTTAATCGCCAAAATAACGGCTTTAAGGTCCTCTATGATGTGTTTAAAGACGCACTTATATCCAAGACTGGTATCGTTAAGCATTATTGGGAAGAAAAAACAGAGGTATCTACAGAGAATTATACCAATCTTACAGAGATTGAGTACCAATCTATATTAGCTAATGATGATTTAGAGGTTATAGAGCATACTGAGAATGTCGTACAAAAGGCAGTTACAGATGATTTCGGTAATCTTATTAGCCCAAAGGTTGTAGAGCATGATGTTAAGGTCAAAAAGACCAAAGATAATGGACAGGTAAGAGTTGTATCTGTACCACCAGAAGAATTTTTAGTATCAAGAAGGTCTACATCTATAGAAGACGCTAACTTTGTGTGTCATAGGGTAAAGAAAACAGTATCTGATTTAATTTTAGAAGGATATGATCCTAAAATTGTAGAAGAACTACCTACCTATACACAAAATAATGCTGAGTATGATGAGGAAAGACTGGCAAGATTTAGCTTTGACGATGATTCAGTACCTGCAGATGAAGGCGAAGGACCATCAAGAAAGGTTTGGTTAGAAGAATGTTACATACATTTAGACTATGATGGCGATGGTATTGCAGAACTTAGAAAGATTACTAAAGGTGGTAATATAATATTGGACAATGAGGAAATAGATTCAGTTCCTTTCTCAACAATCTGTCCTCTACCGATACCACATAAGTTTCATGGCATGAGTATTGCCGATACAGTACAAGATATACAGCTAATTAAATCTACTATCATGCGTAATTTGTTGGACAATATGTATCTAACTAACAATGCAAGATATGCAGTATTAGCAGGGCAAGTAGAATTAGACGACTTACTTTCATCTAAACCTGGTGGAATCGTAAGAATGAGAGCACCTGGTGCAGTTACAGCACTTCCAACACCACAAATACAACCTTATGCGTTCCAAATGGTTCAGTATTTAGATGGGATTAGGGAAGAAAGAAGTGGCGTATCTAAAATGACTCAAGGATTAAACCCAGATGTATTAACATCTCATGTAACTTCAGGTGCAATCTCAGCAGCAACAGAGTCCTCTATGCAAAGAATCGAGCTAATAGCTAGGATATTTGCAGAAACTGGTATAAAAGATTTATTTAGAAACATCTATTCATTGATACAAAGATACGAAAACAGACAAAAAATGGCGTATTTAAACGGCAAGTTTGTACCGATTGATGTATCAAGATGGAAAGAAAAGCTAAATTGTACAGTTAATGTTGGAGTTGGTTCAGGAAGTCAGAACTCTAAGATGCAAACCATGTCAGGTATTATGAACATATTACAAACAGTCGTACAAAATGGAGGTATGGGAAGTCTAGTTACAACTCAAAACCTTTATAATGCGATTAGTGAATTTATAGCACAATCTGGATATAAAAATTCAGACATGTTTATATCTAATCCACAGATGATGCCACCACAACAACCACCAGAGCCATCACTAGATGAGAAGGTAGCTGCACAAAAAGCACAAGTTGAATTACAAAAATTACAATTACAAGCTCAAGAACTAGAAATAGACACGCAACTAAAAGCACAAGAACTTAAACTAAAACAAGAAGAAGCTGCTGTTGATCTAGCCTTGAAACAACAAGAATTACAGATTAAAAAATCTCAACTAGAACTTAACGAACAAGAACTTGCTCTTGAAGCAGTACAAAATAGACCTATCGGTATTGGACCAAGCTAATGGCTTATCCTAAGTTTAAACCTGATTACAAAGGACAAAGCAGAGTTAAACTTATATCAAAGAAGATAAAGGTTTTAAAAAAGGAAGGGAAGCCACAAAAACAAGCAGTAGCTATGGCACTCAATATGTACCCAAAACGTAAGAAGTTGCCACTAGCATGAAAGATAATAGCGAACTCAATCTAGAAATAGAGTTAATAAAAAAAGATATTAACGATATTAAGAACAACCATCTACAGCATATAGAAACAGATATGCGTGATGTAAAGATTGAGATATTTAGATTTAAGTACATTGTTTATGGAGCTGTAATCGTATTTGCTCTACTAAGCGATAACATAGAAAAGATTATTAACTTATTTTAGGAGACAATTATGTACGGCAAACCAATGAAAAAAGGCAAAAAGAAGAAAAAAGGTAAGTGTTAATGGCAAAAGGAACTAAACATTATTTTAAAACAGGCAAAGAGTTTAAAGGTAATGTTCATAAAATGCCTAATGGTCAAATACATTCAGGCAAATCACATGGCAAAACTTCTAAACAAGTTGTCCATTTTAAAGATTTATCAATGAGAGCAAAGAAGGTGGCTAAAAAATGATGAAAAAGAAAAAAAAGTTTCCTGATTTAAACAAAGACGGAAAAATAACCTATGCAGATATCTTAAAAGGCAGAGGAATTGAAGAAGGCGTTTTTAAAAGAGATAGAACTAAGAGGAGAACCAATGGCTAAGAAAGGGTTATACGCAAATATACATGCTAAACGAAAAAGAATTAAAGCAGGTTCTAAAGAAAAGATGAGAAAACCTGGAACTAAAGGTGCTCCAACTGCTGCTAATTTTAAACGAGCTGCAAAAACAGCTAAGAAAAAGAAAGGTTGAACAAAAAAGAAGAAGGAAAGCATAGATCAGAGTATTACTCTAAACAATATGAGCATTATATGGTTATAGGATATACAAATGGCGAATCATCTAAACTAGCACATAGAGATTTAGCAAAACAATTTAAACAAAAGAATCCAACTTTAGATAAATTAAAACAGATTTGAACAATATAGAATTACAAACACTATGTTTAAAACACCGACTTTCTGTCGAGGACTTATTCAGGAATACAGGGGTAAAACCTAATGACATTCGTGGATGGTTGTCAGGCAAAAGGAAGATTCCAGACTGGATAACAGAAGAATCTTTAACAAAAACTAACGATTAACTACACCTGCGAAAGCAGATAGAATCTAGGAGATAAAAATGGTAGACAAAGAAGTACAAGTAAAAGAAGGTCAAGATGCAAAACGATTACTTGAAGATCCTTTATTGATAAAGTCTTATGAAGTAATACAAAATGACATCTTCCAGAAATGGATAAGAACAGATATAGGTGAGACAGAGACTAGAGAATCTTTATATCACTCATTGAGAGGTGTTTTGACAGCACAAAATGTGTTAGTGAATACAATGGAGAATGGCAAAATTCTCGAAGAAGAAAGAAAGGGAGGTAACTAATCATGGCAAAAGATGATATCCCTATAAAAGAATCCACCAATGGTGGCGTTCCTGTTACTGATGTAGTGTCAGCACAGAGAGCAATACAACAAAGTCTAATGGGAACTCCTAAAGAGCAACCCTCAGAAGACCAAGTTGAAACAGAAGCAACGGAAGAAGTTTCTGCACAGGACATGGAGTCCGAATCAGTACAAACAGAGGTAGAAAATCCTGATGGATTGACTGCTGATGACTTAGTAGACGATACTCAAGAAGAAGTAAATGAGACACCTGGAACATACACCATTAAAGTAGATGGTAAAGATGTAGAGGTTACCCTTGATGAGCTTCAGGCAGGTTATAGTAGACAAGCTGATTACACAAGAAAAAGTCAAGTATTGGCAGAGCAACGCAAACAAGCTGACGAAGAATTAGCTGCGACTCAACAAGAAAGACAGCGTTACTTATCACAACTTGAACAATTTAATACACAAGCTGATTCTAAGCTAAATGAACTTAAATCAACTGACTGGACTAGACTCAAGGAAGAAGATCCAACTGAATACATGCTCAAAAGAGACCAGTATAGGGAACTTCAGGAAAACAAAAGAACTGTTGAAGAAGAACAAAAGAATCTTCAATACAAATCGCAACAAGAGCAACAAGCTAAATGGCAAGATGAACTTGGCAGACAGCAAGAAATTATGGCTCAAAGACTTCCAGAATGGAATGATCCTACAAAAGGACCGAAACTTAAACAAGATATTAAGTCCTTTGCTGTAAAAACAGGATTTTCCGAACAAGAAGTTGATAGCTTAATTGATGCAAGGTCTGTTGATGTCCTTCATAAAGCCATGTTGTATGATAATCTTTTGGCAGCTAAGATTTCTAATAAGAAAGCTAAAGTTGTACCTAAAGTTACAAGACCTGGTTCTCCTGCAACAAAAGGTGAAATCTCAAGTGATAAAGTTAAGGCACAAAGAGCAAAGTTAAGGAAAAGTGGACATATCAAGGATGCTTCAAGCGTTATTGAAAGTCTTATGAATTCTTAACTGATACATAACTTTTTTACATAGGTAATCAAAATGGCAATATATACAAACTCTTACGAGACTTTTGATAGTAACGATAAGAGAGAAGACTTGGCGAATGTGATATACAACATTTCTCCAACAGAAACTCCATTTATGTCTAGTATCGGTACTGGTACAGCTAACGGAACGAAACA